TTGCTAGTGGCGATCCTGAATTAATGTCTAAAGCGACTACGCTTAAAAATGACATGTCAATTCAGAAAGAACGACTTCGGGTTCAGGCTTCCAGGCAGCAAGCTGCTCAGGCAGAAGCCCAGGCTCAAGCTCAACAGTACCAGGATCAAGGCCAGTACCAGGCATATGAGGAGCAGCAAGCACAAACAGCTACTGCAGAGCCAACTGAACAAGCGCTAACCTGGCATGAAAGAAATAAATGGTATGGCAATGGAGAAGATCAAGAACATCTCCAAGCAACCCAGTATGCTTACTTCACCCACTTCAATTTAATCAACGAAGGGTTCGAGCCTGATAGTGATGACTATTATGGTGAATTGGACAGTCGGGTTGGAAAAGTATATCCTAAACTTGTTAATGCCACACCAGGCAATAACAGAGCTGTACAAAATGGAAGCAGGCCCCCCGTGCAAAGAGTCTCTTCCTCCGCCTCACCAGGCGGACGGCAACAAACACGAGGCAACAGGAGCGGTGTTACTTTTAGTAACTCTGAAGTGGAACGCCTCCGTGGCTTAAAGCCGCATAACATGGATATGGATACATGGTTGCGGCACGTAGCTAAAGAGAAACAAAAAATCTCGGCAAGGGAGGAGATGTAACATGGCAGAATCAAAAAGTAATCGCACCTCGCGTGAAAGTGGAGCGCACGATAATCAGACTCGACGTAAACCGTGGCGTCCTGTAAGAAAGCTGGAAACGCCTGAACCACCACCTGGTTATACCTACCGGTGGATTCGGGAATCCATGTTGGGAGCGGAAGACAGAAGTAATGTCTCTCGCCGCATTAGAGAAGGATGGGAGCTTGTTAAAGGCTCAGATCTTCCTCCAGAGTGGGCTGAAAGCCTACCGACTATGGATAATGGCAGACATATGGGAGTCATATATAACGAGGGCCTTCTTCTTGCGAAGATGCCTGACGAAACGATTGCCGAGCGGCGCGACTATTACGAAGGTAAGACTCAAGCTGCAAAAGACGCTCTTGACAATAATATGTTTGGAGATGCTCAGAAAGACGGTCGTTATGTCAAGTATGATCCAAAGAGGGATACCCAAGTAACCTTTGGCAGAAGATAAACGAGGAAATGACCTATGAGCAATAAAGATGCCGCATTTGGTTTAAAGCCGTCCCGCATGATGGGCGGAGCTCCTTACTCAGGTGGCCAGAGCCGTTATAGAATTGCGTCTAATGAAACCAACGCAATTTTCCAAGGTGATCTGGTAAAACAGCTAACCGGCGGAACGGTTCAGCGTGCAGCTGCTTCAAGCACTGTTCCTGTTGTAGGAGTATTTAACGGTTGTCAGTACACGGACCCCACCTCTGGTGAGCAAGTGTTCAGCAACTATTACCCTGGTGCTATCGTACAGAGTGACATCATCGCATTTGTAATTGACGATCCCGATACCGTATTTGAAGTACAAGCAGACGCAGCTTTCCCAGTTGCTGACTTGTTCGGAAACTTCGATATTGTCGATCAAGCAACTGTTGGTGACACAGCTTCTGGACGCAGCAATGTTGAGCTAGACGTAACTACGGGAGCAACTGCTACCACGTTACCTCTCAAAGCTATCGACATTTCCCAGGATCCCGATAACGATGACGTAGCGAGTGCTAACACAAACGTAATGGTGGTTATTCAGAACCACATTATGGGTGTGAAAGGCGCTGGCTTAGCTTAATAAGGAGAGTAAAGAATGGCTATTTCAAGAGCTCAACTCGCAAAAGAGTTGGAACCTGGGCTAAACAGTCTCTTCGGCATGAGCTACGACAGCTACGAGAAAGAGTATGAGGAGATCTTTGCGATTGAAGATTCTCAGCGTGCTTTTGAAGAAGAGGTGTTGATTACCGGATTCGGGTCAGCCCCAACTAAGACAGAAGGCCAGGGTGTTGTTTTTGACAACGCATCTGAGTCTTACTCAGCACGTTACACCCACGATACGATTGCCCTGGCATTCGCACTGACTGACGAAGCTGTAGAGGATAACCTCTATGACTCACTCGGTAAGCGCTATGTTAAAGCTCTCGCTCGCTCTATGGCTAACACCAAAGAGGTTAAGGGTGCTGACGTACTTAACAACGCATTCTCTGCGAGCTTCACTGGAGGAGACGGTGTATCTATGATTAACACTGCTCACCCATTGGCTGGCGGTGGTACTGCGGCTAACCGTGCAACCACTATGGCGGACTTGAACGAAACTTCCCTGGAAGATGCTCTGATTGATATCAGCACATTTACCGATGATAAGGGTCTTACTGTTTCGGTCCAGGCTACTAAGTTGGTTGTACCTCCTCAGCTGGTGTTTGTTGCTGACCGTATCTTGAACTCGCAACTGCGTTCAGGTACTGCTGACAACGACATCAACGCTATCAAGAACACAGGCGTATTGCCTGGAGGCTATACGGTCAATCATTATCTGACTGACCCAGACGCCTTCTTCTTGTTGACTTCCGTTACTGAAAGTGGCGAAGGTCTGAAGATGTTCCAGCGTACTGCGATGGAGACTAACATGGAGCCTGACTTCAGCACAGGAAACATTCGATACAAGGCGCGTGAGCGTTATTCGTTTGGTTTCTCTGACTGGCGTGGTATTTATGGGTCGCAAGGCGCATAACTCTAAGTTAGTAAAAAGGAAAGGGGAGCTTATGGCTCCCCTTTTTTTTGTGCGTTTTTAAATATTGGTGGTATACTTTGGAGACTTGGATTAAACAACAGCATTCGGCCAAGCGAGTATTTGCTGTATAAGTAGCTTAATGGCGCTAAATGCGCTGGTTAATCGAGGATAACTGTTATGCCTACTACACACTTTAAAAATGGTGTTTCCAACCAAGTTGCTGGGAACCCGCTCTATGACTTTCCGTACCTGGACCCGTTCAAGTATGTGACTTACGCCAACGACTTCTTTACCTATCACGCTGATGAGTGGACTATCACCACCACAGAAGCTGGTACAGGAAGCGCGACAGAAGCCCTGGCTTCAGGATCTGGCGGCTTGTTGCTTCTTACAAACGCAGCTGGTGACAATGATCTTGACTTCTTGCAACTCAAGGGCGAAGCCTTTAAGTATGACGCAAGCAAGAACATGTTCTTCAAAGCGCGATTCAAGGTAAGTGACGCAACTCAGTCCGACTTTGTGATGGGCCTTGGTATTACTGACACCACTCCGCTAGACACTACTGATGGTTTTTACTTCATCAAAGCTGACGGCTCGACTGGTCTTGATTTCAATATCGAGAAGGACAACGCTGCAACTTCTAACGAAGATGTTCACGTTATGGCAGATGACACTTTTGTCACCGTTGCTTTCCACTACGATCCAAATGGCGGCCAAGATGGCGCTGGTGCATTCAAGATCTTTGTCGATGACGCGCAGGTAGCTTCTCAGCTTACCCTGACTAACGCGGTTGATGATGAAGAGTTGACTGTTTCTTTTGGTATTCAGAATGGCGAAGCAGTTGCGAAGACTATGACCATTGATTACATCCTGGCCTCTGTCGAGCGTTAAACCACTATTGGAGGCTTATCATGGGCACTAGATTTTCAGGCAGCGATGCTTCGGCCCTCTTTGTTGAGGCCGACACTAATGCTGCGGATATTGCTTCAATAGGCGCTAACCAACAGCCTAATACTGCCCTTACTATCAATGGTACTGACGCTTCTGGCGGTGCAGTATCTTTTACCAATGCTCGCCTGGTTACAGTAACAACTACTGGAACCGGTGATGCTGGTAAAACGATTCTGATTACAGGTACTGATATTGATGGCGCAGCTCAGACTGAAACCCTTACTATGCTTGGTTCTGCTACTACGGTAACCGGAACCAAGTATTTTAAGACTGTTACTGCTGGCGCAGTTAATACGCAGCCAGCGGCTAATATTTCAGTAGGAATGGCCAATAACGCCGCAGTCGCAATTTACGCTGGTAGAGCCAGGCTTCAGGGGACTTACATTGTTTGTTCTTCTGCAGCGGGTGTTTTGAATTTTCTCACAACATCTATTACTGGTGATTCGCAGTTAAAAATAGGTACGGTTGCAAGTGCTACTGTCTCCAGAGATATCACCGTCCCAGACGAAGGTATCTTATTTAAGGACGGTATTTATTTGCAGTATGACGTTACCACCTTCTCCAATATGACTGTATTCCATGCGTAATGGCTACCACGGATGATGTTAAGAGAAGCAAATCAGGAAGGCTCTCCTATAGGGGCGAGTCTTTTCCTGGTTACAACAAACAAGTAAGGACGCCAGGAGCCAGCAAAAAGTTTAAGGTTCTTGCCAAGAAAGGCGACCAGGTTAAGCTGGTTAGGTATGGCGATCCTAAAATGAAAATA